CTTCACCTTATTCAATTGGAAACTTGAACTATGCATTCAAGTCCCTCCTTTGAGTACACCCGAGTTGTGAGGTCTATACTTGGCCGCAAGTCTGCGGAAATATTTGGAGCTGTCTGCTGTGTTCAGACCAGAGATCCTGAGGGTGGTATCTTCAGCCTTGATCAGCAAACACTGATAAGCGGTTTTTTGGTAGTCACCCTCATTCTCTTGGAGGTAGAAATTAAGATCCTCATCCTCAAAGAACGGGATGTCATCCTCTCTCAAGACCTTTTTCAGATCTTCAAGACTGTTCATACAAGCCCTCCTTACATATTATTTCTGATGAGTGCACGCAGCTCCTTCTTGCTGCGGATACCGCTATGGTCGAGGCCGAGCTGGTCAGCATAATCGGACAGCTGGTAGAAATCCATCTCGCCGAGCGGGATTTCCGACAGATCAATCGTTTCCTCTTCCTCGGTATCTTCGGAGCTCTCGAAATCTTCCTCCTGCTCATCGTCCATTTCCTCTCCACGTGCGTTCGCCTCAGTGGAGGGGTAACTATCGAGCCGAGATTTGGAACTCACCACGGACTCCACAGGACGGAATCCAGCAGACTCGTAAATGGTATGATAGGCCGAGTTGGGAACTGTCAGCGTCATTTGACCATTTGTAATCGTGATCATGCTGCCACCTCCAGTTACTGGATCACATCCAGCAGGAACACGCTGTCAGCAGACTCGAAGCTGGGCAGGCAGATCATGGTGACCTTGGTCTCCACGTTAACCGGATCGGACTTCTTCATGGTAGTGACGGCCACACCAACATCGGTGATGGCGACGTTGTCGGCAGTGCCGGACATCAGGTCGGACTCCTCAGGAGTAGTACCAAACCAGGTGGTGCCGAGGTTGCCGGACGGGAAGAGGGCGACCATATCATCGGCGACGAACTGGGTGACATTGCCGGAATCGTCCTTGAAGCGCTTGCCATAGATGACCAGCTCGAGCTGCAGCTCCTGATCGATATAGGAGGTCAGGCGATCATCAGAGATGGCGCCGACCTGGCCGTTGGACAGGACAAAGAGAGACTTGATGATTTTCTGATTGTTGCGGATATAGTTCCACGTCTTGCGGGTGAGCACACCACGAGTGGGGCGAATACCCGTATCAGCCTCAATGGTGTCCATGGCAGTGCGCAGATCCTCAATAGGATCGGAGTTGGTGAAGTCGGACCAGTCTGTACCGACAGTGTCCTTGTGGCCAGCGGGGATGCCATAGTCGTAGTTGTATGCCTGGCCGTTGGCAGAAACGGCAATGGCGCCAGTGGTGAGAGCCATCATGCGCATCTGCTCACGACGGGCACGGGCACCCTCCAGCAGCCGCATTTCATCGTCAAACACCCGGCGGGTGACCGCATCGATATAGGCCTGGTTGCGGGTCTCCATGACCATGTTGAGCTCCTGGCGCAGCTCCTCATCGATGTAGGTGGACTCTTTGAAGAAAGGCATCATGGCAGACAGCTTGTCAAAGCCAATGCGGGGACGGGGAACAGCACCGACATCGAAAGCAGAGGGCTTCAGAACGACGGGCAGACCCTTGGCGCCCTTGATCCAGTCAAGGCGGAGGCCGAGCTTCTTGTCAGCAGGGAACAGTTCCTCACCGAGATACGGGGGCTGGTCCTGGGTGCGCTCTTCCCAGTAGGAAGTCAGCTCAGGGGCTTTTACGAGGTCAAAAATAGACATATTGTTGTTCTCCTTTCTGTGTTTTCAGGGCTGGATCAGTTATCCTTCAGGAACCAAACCTTGCCAGCCAGGGCAGTCTTGACGTCAGCGGTGATCAGGGCTGCGGTAGTGGCGTCAACCCGGTCGAGGTTAACAAAGCCCCAGATCAGCAGGGAGCAGTTGGCATCGGTGTCGGTAACATCCACATCGTGAAGCAGGACACCGACAGCGGGAGCATTTTGACCGACAGCGGTGAAGTTGGTGCCACGAGCGGTGAGGTCACCAGCCAGCGGATAACCAGCCTTGACGATCTTGCGGCCATTCTCGGTAACTGCACCAGCGAAGTTTCTGGCGATCTTCACGCCGACGGACATTTGGTTCTGCACATTGAACAGGATCTGTACCGGAGCAGAACCGACGGTTTTGGTGATACCAGTTTGATTCAGCATTTCTTTTCCTCCTTAATGCTTGAAATATGAACTCTTCACAGGGGACTTGTTCTGCTTGGCAAGACGGGTGCCCCTGCTTTCACCGTCATTACCCGTCTTGTTGGCAGGATTCACATGGGAACCAGTGCCACCAGAAGACTCGACCCCAAATGCATCAGGATAGTTTTTCTTGAGGTCAGCGAATGCTTGGTCAGCTTTTTGACCGCCAGCGATCTTGGCCTGGGCAAGAATGATCATATCATCCAGCCGATCAGGCTTGACTCCGGCAGTCAGTGCCGAAACCTTCATCTCAGCAAGATCGGCTCTTGCGTTGGCGTCCTTGGCTTCACCCTCTGCCTTGGTCTTGGCCTCCTGATCAAGCTGCTGCTGCGTCTTGCCCGCATCAAGGGTTTTCTTGATATTGGCAACCGTAGTCTGGTAGGACTGGTCATCGGACACTTCAAAACCCAGCTCTTTGAGCAGAGCCTGACGAGCAGTGCGCTTCTCGTTGGCCATCATGGAGTTGATCTGTTGCTGAGTATAGGTCTTGCCGGATTCTTGCTGCTGGCCTTGCTGTTGACCCTGCTGGGTCTGCTGGCCTTGGTTTTGCTGCTGTTGGGTGTTTTCACCCTGCTGTTGGGATTGTTGCTGGTTGTTCTCGTCCATTGTGATCCTCCTTGTACAAATCCATGTTTAATTCACCCATGGTAGTGATAGTCCAGTTGTTCTTTACCGTCTTCAGTCTGGTAAAAAGACCCATTAAACTTCTCCGCAAGAAGCTTGCGTTTGAAGCTCAATTTGCGTTGTAAACCTTGGTGTCTGCGAAGAAGCTTGTCAGTAGGCTTCCTGCCTTTAGATTGCAGCCCATATTCCTTTGCCACAATCCCTTTGAGCTCTTCCCTGATACCAATTGTCTCCTCATCGTCCATGATCACAGTGTAGCATTTGCCACACCAGGGACAGGTGAGGACTGTAAGGACAACCTCCATGGGCTCAATGCCCGCTTTCTCAAGGAGTACTTCCTTTTCCTCAAGAAGGTCTTTGGTGAGAGCAAAGTCCCGGTGACAAATATCACAGGTGACTACATTGCTTGGCTGTTTAGGTGCCATTGTCTCGTTTCCTTTCTGATTTATAGATGCCCAGATTTTGTTTGAGCTGCTTAAAACATTGCTTGGCCCACAAAGGGGAATTGCGTTTCAGAACCATTGTATCACCTGAAAATACCACATATTTATCAAGCATACGCTGGGTCTGTTTATCTGCTGTCATACAGTCACCTCCCAAGCAACCGCAAAAGCTCTTCATGTATGGCCATAGATTCTTTGCTTGCTGAATCAGGATGATCCCATATATTTCGTACTGCTTCAGCTACACACTCTGCTGTATTAGTACCACCATATGGAGATACGCACCTTGCCATATCCCTGTTAGTTGGGACACCTTTCTTGTTTAGCTCATGTCCTGTATTTGTAAAGGCTGTGGCTGTTATTGAGTTACAAACTTCAGGCAAAAAGCTGTGTCTCCCTTTCTGTGTAGCAGCTATATACCCTGTCAAGGCATGACCAAGCTCATGAACCCAAGTTGAAGTCTCCAAGCGTTTTGAGTTATCCTTGTGTACATGTATGCCCAGGCTGTCTTCCCAAGAAGAGTAGTATGCTTCATAACCTCTTGCATACAACGGATTTTTATTATCAAACAAAGGTGCAGCAGACAAAAACTCAGAGCCATAGGTGCTTGTCATATAGGTTAATGCTTCATCAAGGTTTTGTATAGTTTTACCACTCAGAGCTTTACTACAAGTCACACCCCATTTTTGTTGTATATCCTTATAATCCTTGACAGGCATAGAGGCTTTAGGTTCTTGCTTGGTCAGGACTTCTTCCTTCTTTTCCTGCCAATTCTTGCCATACAAATCCTTGGCCCATTCGTCCAGCTCAGGATCATCGCCTCCATGAGCCCAGTCAGCCAAGCGGTCTGCGATGTCTTCCATAGAATCCTCTATCACCGCAAGGAAGGTACACATACCATTGGGGTGATCAAGGGGAAGTTCATCCTTTTCATACAATTGGCCATCACGTTCATTGCAGATCTCACAGGTGCGTTCTGTTCCAGCTGCTTGCCATTGATATTTGATTACAAACGGGTTTTTGAGTGTTGTGCGGACAAATGCTTGCTGGTATGCGTGAGATATCATCGTGCGGGCAAGTCGTTGGGCATTGTAGTCAACAACTTTCTTGCTCCCTGGATAAACTTTTCCCCAGTCCCAATCCTTGCGAGCGTCTGGGTTTACATACTTCTCCAAGTCCTTGGCTATATCATAGGCGCTCTTGTTTTCTGCTATACCCTTGGCTATGATTGCTTGAACATCCTTCTGTGTGTTCTTGCCATCAAGCCAAAGCGCTTTGCTGAGTGTCCAATCACCTTTGTATAGCTGACCCGAAGCAACAGCTCTAACAGTATCAGCTGGAACATTGGAATAAGCACCTTTGATTGGCATACCCGTATCAGAAAGGAATTGTTTGGCACTATCGACAGTTGCCTTAGACATCTGTTCCATGCCAGACTTTATTGAGGAACCAATCTTGCCTTCCATGGAAGTTATCTGATCATTGATCTGGTTTTGGAGTTCTCGAAGGTACTGCTGATTGAGATGATCTGAAGGAACCCTTGGAGCTTGTTCTGCTTTCTTTCCTATCTCTTCAGAAGCTTCTTTGTAGAGATCATGAATGAGCTTTTCTTGATCTTTGGTGATCCTTTCCCTCTGCTCTATCGCACTGCTGAAGTCAAGTTCAAGGGGCATCTATATCACTCCTCAGTTTCTTCCTCAGTGGGCGAATTTTCGTCCTCCTGCATGTCTTCCTCGCCGGATTGGGGAGTATTATCCCCCAGGTTGAAATACGAGCTCTCAAGCAATTCTCGCTCCTTTGCGATTTGAACCAGCTCGTCATCAGCCTCGTCATCAGTGAGGTTGCGCCACTTCTTCATGTAGGAACGACGGCTCATCGTCTGAGCACTGACCTCAGCAAGATCGATTTGCTTCTCTTCAGCCTCATCCTCAGGCAGAGAGTATTGGTTATCAACCCGAACTTCATATTCTTCATCGGGCAGAGGATCCTGGATGTAGGTCTTAAGGACACCCGGATACAGCCGGGCACCCTCAATGATACACCGTGCCATGAACTGCAGTGCCGGACGCCAGACAAGCATTTTTTCATCACAGCGCACGATCAGGTCCCAGTAGATTGCTTTGAGGGTCTTGCCGCTGGTCACGACACCCTTCATGGCTTCGGGACTCACATTGGGGACAGCGGTCTGCTCATACATAGCGTTCTTGATCCTGTCCAGTGTACTGACAAGAGCGGGAGTATAGGTCATCGGAGATTCAAGGACACCGACATCGCCCACAGTACCATCAACTAAGTTCTGGTCAGTAGACAGATCCCAGTATGCGCCGGGGGCAATAGAAAGGTTTGCTGTAGACTCAGGAGACATATCCCTGGTCCAGCGGATGGGGTTCATACCCGTATTTTCAGCGTCCAGGTCTTTGCCAGACATACGGCTGTACCAGCTCTCATATGATTGGAGCAGCTCAATCTCAGAGGTGCCGATAAGGTCACCTGTCAGACCGTCATTGATTATAACCCAAGCAGGAATGAAGGTGAACTTGGTTTGGGTCTCCTCGGAGATGGTCTCAATCACCTGACCAAGACCGTCATAGATCTCCTCCGTGTAGTAGCAGAAGCCGTCTTCCTTGAGTTCATATTTCTTCTTATAGATGCGCTGCTTGGTATGGCTGGCCTCATTGTTGAGACCGTAAAAAGCAATGATTTTGGTGAGCTTGTTCACATCACTGGGATCAACATCGTATACAAACTCAAGGGACGGGAGGAAGCTGATACCGATCTTGCCAGATTCCTCATTGATGTTGTACATAAGGGCAACCCGCTTGCCGATGAAGCAGTCTTTTGCTGCTTGAAGCAGGGCTTTTGAGAACTGGTTCGCCGAAAGCACTTGGTCAACCAAGGTTTGGTAGACAACCGAGGCATTCTTGGCTGCTTCCTTGGAGGCCTTGCTGTCTCCCGGAGCAACATCTATATAGAAGTCCGGGGTGCGGGAGAAGAGGAACCTGGCCTCTTTGTCAAGGATTGATCTGGCATATTTGAACTTGATATCTGCGGGGATGTAGTCCTTTGCCTCTACAGTATAGTCGGCACCTTTTTCATATACATCATAGAGGTTGATGATTTGGTGCATATCCCGCAGAACAGTAGAACCGTACAGACCGTCCAGTTCGGCATAGACCAGGTTCTGCGGGATCCGGATATTTTTACCATAGTCAACTGCCTGATTATTGATGATTGTTACACCTTTGGGCATCACGCTGCTCCTTTCCTACTATGTCTGGGGATATACTTGACGTCGGCAACCTCATAGGTGTCGAGCGCATACCAGATTGCGCTGAAGGTGTGGGGATCTATATTGAACTCATCATAGATGAGGTTATCATTCTTGTCCTTGGCATAGATCAAGGTGGACAGCTCCCTGATAGCATTGGGACAGTTGGGTGAACAGATAATCTTGCGGAATCGCTTGCATTTTCTGGTATTGGCAAGACGAGAGCCGGGGTATTTGTGGCAACCCCTCATCCTGAAGCCTGATTGCTGATAGAACCGGATTGCCTTGGGATCTTCGGAGTCAGCCACGATCTGGACTTGGTCCATACCTTCCTTTTCAAGCTCCTTGGCCGTCCTGTCGTCCGTCATGTGGTTTTTATAGTATTCCCAGTATATATAAAGGTA